GGGCGCCGGTATATTCCTGAAGGCCGGAATAACTCCGATCTTCGGTTTTATGCAAATAGCTGTCAATAAAATCAGCCATATTTTCCGAAGTCGGTTTGCTTTTGGGATGAAAAATTGCTTTTAAAGTTTCTCTCGAGAGTATCATAATATTGTAAAATTTATGTCAATTATCATTTCACCCAAAACTAGTGGATCAGGCGATACATGTGCTGTGGCCGGCGCAACTTCATTCAGTTGATAGTACCGGGTAACTTCATTATTGTAATTATCTGAAGTAACCACTGCTCCCGGAGTGATATTATCAAAGTCGCCGATTCCCGGATTCTTTTTAAACAGATCCACACAATTTTTTATCGAGCCGGTCAGCAGAACCGACAGGTCAAAAATAGATTGTCCGATACCGATAGTTTTAATCTGCATCGATCGAGATCTCCTTATCAATTACGGTTACACTATTAACACTAAAACCGGCGCGGCTCAATTGTTCGCGTATCTTGCTTTCCATGCGTTGTAATTGTGGTCCGTTTAATGCCGCAATTATACCAACACCAACCAAAGGAGCATATTTATAATCACCAGGATTCGATTTGCTAATCTGTCTGATCTGTTGTTCTCCTGCCGAAGCAATAACAAAATCACCATTCATGATCACTGGGTTTTCATTACCATCCAATATTATATCTCCGTGGTTCATTTTATTATATGGGTATTTCTTGATCCATTAAACCTGATAATGGATTCATAACATTTGTTAGTTGGTTAAAAAATTGATCGGCGCTCATCTTCATTGCAATCTTTGTCCCAATAGCTATTGGTACCGTTGAGTCAGGAGGCAGGGACGCCGCTGTTTTTATTTGTTTGGCTAAATCAAGTGCCTTATTAGCCGCAGTAACAAGAGTCATCGCACCGTTGTATATACCCACAATGGTAGATACCGCATCAATAGCATCTTTTATCGCTTGAGGTAATTTGTCTTTTAACGCCTGTGGAACCATATTCCAGGCATCCACAATTTCGAATGGCCCCATGTTCGGAGTGAACCCAACGATATCTCTGTATTTCATGATGCTTTTAATTTTGACGCTACCACTAATTGCGCTACGTCGGTTATAGGAGTTCCCGGTGGAAGACCCGGAGCTATGACCACACCATTATTTCCTCCCATCATTATAGCCGATGCCGTAACATCGAAATTGCCATTCATCTTAATAACTATATTCCCGTTTTCATACGAATGTTCAATACTGCCTACTTTAATTTTAATCTTAGCTGCTTTTGAACAATGCAAGGCATAAGCATCCGTATTGCTCAGCATAGCCACCAGGATCAGGCTGTCATCTTCAGGAATCACGACCGTCGATTCGTGAACGCCTGTTATCGATACCAACCTGATCCCGGTTATTTTTGCTGATCCGTCTTCCGGAGTCCCGTCGCACGTCTTGTCATCCTCATTAATATTTGATGCCTTGGCAACAATAAAAGGGTTGCCCGGTATGCCGGCCATCCTGCGAATACAATCTTCTATTTCGAGTTCTTTGCCCATTTTAAACCTGGTTTAAAATTTCAATTTCCTGCCTGTATCCCGACATATTAAAGTTGCGTTTCACCAATTTAACGGTGAAAGCTTTTTTATCCCGGTACGTATTTTCATCATCTCTGAATTCAACTACATCCATGATCCGCACGACCGGCCATCCAAAAGCTTTAAAACTGCCTGATATCTGATTCGTCTTAAATCCTTCCTGTGTCTCCTTTGCGTACTTTTTTAGGTCCTCTAGGTTCGTAATGCTATTGGGATAAAATGTCCTCACATTACCATCGGTTATTGTTTCCGGATATTTCGTTTCAAGTTTACTTCCATCAGGAAGGATCACTTTTGCCACGATCTGAATTTTGCCTGGGTCGATGTCTTCCTGGGTGATGGAATCTTCAATAAAGTTTTGTTGGTATTTGAAAAGGATCCTCTGGGCATTACTATCCTGATTGGCTAATGTCGATGGCATGGTACCATAAAATTTTCCGGACTTAAAAAAGAAGTTCATTGGATATTCTTTCTTAATAGTATCTAGTGCCTGAGCAAGCGATATGTTGCTAAACCGAAACCGGCCTATTTTGGCGCTCTCTACGTTGCGTTCGATGTTTGCCGGGAGATATTGCTCGATGAAATCCTTCACGTCCATATTATCGCTCTGATATGCATCTATCATTATTTTTTTTAGCACATACATGTTGTCTTCGCAATAGAGTTCTGCCGGTATTTTGTAGGTCCGAATGTTCCGGATATAACCTGAAAAGACCTGTTCTAACTGATTGTTATATCCCAGTTCGACGTTGATCTGATCACCTGCAGACAGAAATTCATAAAGCAGCCTGTCTCTGTATTTGAGTTTACGCGGCAATAATATGGTGCAGGTATCCGTCAACTGATCAATGTTACTCATAATAGTACAGCTGTTGACAAACTTAAATTCATAAGTTTGTGTGCTGTTGATTATGGTGATATGAGCGCAGAGTACGTACATTAATTGTTGTCTTTTACTATGAGTTCGATATCGCTATCCTGAATGAGATCCATCGAAAAATATTGCAGATTAGTGTAGGAATTGGGTTGCTGAGGATAATCGATGTTTTTTACTACAACTTTAGTTATGTCGTGTAAATTCATCAATCGACTTAGCACATCAAAACTTACTCCTTTTTTAAATATTCTCCTAAATTCTTTAACCTGATCATAAGGATATGCCGATGTAATTTCCTTATCATTTCCAATATAACCTGAAATGCTTATTGCCTGATTCTCTACCGATACTAATTCTATGACTCCTCCGCGACCGGCAGCCAGTGGTGTGATCACTAAATCGTTTAAATAATTAATGGAACACAAGGCGTTCAAAAGAGCTATCTCATCATTACCATAATAAAAATACATATCGTTCACCACTTTTTGTCCGAACAAATTAACACCGCCCAGGTTCAGTGAAGTGTCTTCAATAGTTTCTCCAGCTTGAAACGGACTCGAAATATTTCTCCCCTGGAGAGGAGGCATAGGAATGTGTCCCTTATGCGTGGCAATCAGCTGAAATGCGTTCAATGGATTAAATATGGAAAAAGTTACTTTCATGCGGCCAGGTAATTTGCGTCGTTCAAGGCGAGGTTAAGGGCTGTTTTCATATCCTTGATAAAGTCTTCGATGGTTTGTGTGCCGTTATTTTGAATGGTACCGATCTTGAGAGCGGCATCCATGTTGATGTAGATATTCTTTACAGATGCTTTGCCGGTCGCGTCGGTAATACCATCTTTGGGGCTACTAAGTGTTTTTTTTGTAGTTGTACCGGTTTCTGTCTGCTTTGGAGTTGATGTCCCCAAAACAGCTTTAGGAATTAAATTGTTCGTTCCCATTACACCTTGTACATAAATATTGGGTAATGCAAATTTTTTCTGAAACGATTTTCCGTTTGGATCCTGTAATGATAAAACATTAGAATAAGCCTTTTTCAAATTTTCAGCGCTTGCATCAAGGAATTTTGATTCCTTATTAAGATTATCGGCAGTTAACTCCTGATATGTTTTTCCATTCCAAAAACGATATCCTATATTATTAAAACTCCAAGAGCTTTCATTGTCAGAATCGTTTTTTAATTGAGCTTGTTTAACAGCGACCTTTTCATTAAAAATTGCTTTTTTATTGGCGGCCTCATCTAAATTATTAATATAATCTGTTAATGCTCCATTGGCCGCATTGGTTTTTATTGTTTCAGTGTCGAAATCATCAAAGTATCCGGGTGCAATTTCTTTAAGTTTGTATAGAGCTTCAATTCTATCATTATATGTAGTATTGAGATCGTGAGCAGTTTTAAATAATTCTTCGGCTGTTGCCCTCTCTTTTTCGCTTTCTTCAAAGACAGCTGCTTGAGATTCCTTTAATGTTTTATATGCCTTGGATACTGTGTCTACTTTTTGGCTTAACTGATATAAAGCCACAGCCAGTGCAATTGCGGCCATTGCAACTAAAACATAAGGATTAGATTCCATTACAGTATTTAATATGCGCTGTACAATTGTTGTTTCCTGAATGGCCGTTGTTGTGGCGCTTAATCCTTTTATGTATTCAAATAGTCTAATAACACCATTTTTTAATGCACCTGCAAGCCAAAAGAACCCATCCTTCATAATCTTTAATCCCGGTAACATATACGCTATTCCGGACACACTGCTTGTTAATACTTCAAGCCAGGGCAACATTGATCCGGTTGCATTAAATACACTGATTTTAAAATCGTCCATCTGCGATTTAATGCGTTTTACAGCGTACTGATACGTATTCGTCCTGATGGCTGCTTGCTCGTATGCCGTATTTGTTCCGGTAACTTTGTTCGTCATTTCCTGAACGGCGTCTGCGTTTTTAATGAGAACCTGGGCAGCATTCATGTTCTCCATTCCAAATAAATTCATCAGATATGCCGTATCATTTATCCGGGGTTTCAGTGCTTGAAGAGCGCCACTTAAACCCTGAGTTTTTATATCAACACCCGGTATATCTTTAGTTGCTAAGCGTAGTATAATATTACGAAGTCCTGTGCCCGCCTCAGCGCCTTTGATCATGCTCTGTGAAAGTATTTCGATAGCTCCGACAGTACCTTCGATACTCACACCGGCATTCGAAGCCGTTGCCCCTGCCACTTTTAATGATTCACCCAAATCAGCAACTTCAGCAGCTCCATATTTCGCACCGGCGCCGAGCACATTTGTTACACGCTTGGCATCTGATGCCTGAAGATTGTATTGGTTAAGGGCGCCTGCCATGACGTTGGCAGCCGTGGCCATATCAATACCCGACGATTGGGTTAAAGTAATAGTGTTTTTCTGAAGATCCTGTAGACCGCTTATTCCAATTTTTGCAACGTCGATATTAGATGCGAGCAACTTATATGCCTCGGCTGCTGATGATGCACCCAAACCCGATTCTTTGCCTAATTTACGTGATGATTCAGCGAGTGTATCAAGATCTTTACCTGCTATCCCCGTTATGGCACTAAGGTCTGCCATTTGCTGTTGGAAGTCGGCGCCAGGTGCAGAGAAATCTTTTACACTCTGGTTAAATTGTTGCATGCCCTGTGCCAACTGATTCATGAAGAAAAACTTCTTACCTACCTCTTCGATGTAATTTCCCAACTGACCCATGCTTGCCTTAAAACCGCCCATCGACTCATCAATCTTTTTGACGCCGGCGGTGATCTGATCAAATAATTCAAAACGGACTTCGACGGTTGGGTTTGACATGGTTGCTATTGTTTTCCAAATAAACGCGACTGTGCTTTTAATACAGCCAATTCATTAAAATCATTTTGCCTCTTTTCTAAAAACTGGGCTTCGGCTGCCAGTTGTGCGAAATCCTCATTGCTGAGGCTATAAGGATCTACACGAAAAAAAAACCTGATTAAAACCGCATGTTTGGCGAGTTCGGCTCCCGGGCCATCAGGTAACTCCCGGGATATTATAAGTTTTTTACTTCAGCCTCATGAAGTTTAAAGATTCCATTCAGTTTTGTGATAGCAGTCATCTTGATCTCGTCATCGCTTTCCATCTCCGGATCCAGTTTCAGTTTGCAGTTATCAAACATCACACTGCCCGACTTTATGGGATCACTATCGGCAAAAGAACCGGCAGCAGATAATATCTTCAAATCTGGACGTCTGAAAAAACCGTTATAAACTTTTTCTTCCGAGGTATCGGTAGCCTTCTTGGTTACTGTTATGATAGAAACGCCTTTGTAAAGGCGCTTCCATTCATCAACCATATCTTGAGTAATTCCGAGGGGATAGGTTTTTATTTCCATTTTATATCCCCCACAAATAGTTCAATTGTAACACCAATTGATGTATCACCTTGTTTGGTGTCCACAGCATTTTCTTTCATTATCACCCATTTCAAGGTGTTAATGCTGATGTTGGTTGAGCCTTCAGGCATAAAAGAAACTATTACCGGAAATGCAGGAATATTCTGAATACGTCCGCCCGGTGCAGAATTAACCATTGCATCTACTTCTTCTTTCAGAAGTGTGATGCTCCCGTTGGTCGATACGTTACCGAACCCCACACCGTTCGCCCGGTTACCACCTGCCATCACAGCATCGATAACCTGAGAATCCTTGTAGTTAATTGCCAGAATACCGGCAATGGGTATTCCCATCGGAGCGAAAGAAATATCGGACCATCCATAAAGGCGTCCGTTGATCATAGGAGGAAAGTTCATGATATTTTTATTTAAGATTTACACGTTAAGTTTGAAACCGATTTTTACTTTAATCTTCCTGGCAACACCAACAGGAACTTCACCTATGTTAATGATCAGTTCACTTGTGGTTAATATGTTTTGATCAGGAGGTATATTGACAGCCACGCCGCTTAATTCGCCGGCACGCGTCATTATTTCCAGGGGACCATTAGCAACCGCTTCGAGGTAAGCAATGGTTTCACGGCTAATTTTCCCTGAAGAAGGATCTACCAAGACAGGTCCGCTAAGTTCAGGTAATAATGCCCTGCGAACTTCGCGTTCCGATTTGTCCATAGTCCGGTTGTTTTCGATGTAGGCATAATCGCTGTCTGAACCAACACAACAATGGCTGTCGTTGATATAACTTGCGTCTAAACCTGCATGCTGTACAAGGAAAATATAACCTTTTGCATTCATGTCATCGACGTTTGGCTGAGTCAGGGAGGCAAGGGTAGTTCCATCAGCCAGGGCAGGAACCGACAATTCTCCTGATCCGTCGGTAGCATCCATACGGAACTTTTTAACCCATCCTATATTTTCGTGAACTGCTGCAGCTGCAACCGCACCTAAAATGGCGCCAATACACGTAACCGATTTATGGAGCGAGGCAAATAGTGCCGCACCGGCATTGGCGCCATCTTGTCCCAGGATAACGGAAACGTTGGGGCATTCCAATGCTCTCAGATCAGGAAGACCGGCTTCGACAATCGCTGTCATATCACAGGCATAAAGAACGCTTCCCGGTGCATGTTCGGTGTGAAGTTTGGTACAAATGGTTTGAATGGCTTGTACGTCATTAAGAAGTGTTGTACGCGTCGTATAAACGGAATATTGCCTGATTTTCCCTTTTGAAAATTGTTTCATCAACCATATTTCGTTGAAGTCGACAGTTACAGGAGTCGGAAACAAACCAATGAACAAAATTGCACCAGGAGCTTTTCTGTAAAATTCCTTTATATGGTAATGAATGAGGGCATAATCCACACTACCCGGAGCAATACCGTATGATTCGGCATCTTCCAGGCAAGTCAGGCGTTTTATGGTGTCGCCATCGAAACCAACAGGCAACGCGAAACCATAATAGATCTGTCCGGAGATATTATCTTCAGACGGTAACTGACGGGCCAGACCGCCGGCAGTTCTTTCAAATGTTACATCATTGAGTCCCATTATTTATTACCTCCAGCTTTGGCATTGGTTTTTGCTTTGGGTGTAGCTGCTGTTTTTGCTTTGGGTGTAGCTGCTGTTTTTGCTTTGGGTGCAACGACAGCTTTATTTTGGGGGGCAGCAGTTGTTTTAGTTACGTCTGCAAGCTTTTCTTTGGTTGGTTTGGTAGGGTTATCTTCTTCTACCGGTGCAATACCGTCACGGTAAAAAGAGTGAACCTCACCCTTAACTACCTTATTGTTGTGATTGCGGGCATCACCCTTCTTTTCGAAGTAATTGCCATCTTCGGTAGCATGCAACTCATTGTACTTGCTGTTGAGTTTAAAAATTTGCTTCGATCTTTTTTCGAGATCTGATTTGCTAACTTTTTCCATTTTTTATTTTTTTATAAATGAATAAAACAAAAATTATTAATGCTATAAATGAAATGATGCCGGCAATCCATAGCAGGGTTTTTTGCCAGGGGAGTAATTGGTTTGTGGTATGTTCAATGGTGGTCTGCTTGTTTTGGTAGTATCTAATCAGTTTATCCTTTAACTGTAACCTCAAATCGTATGAAGATTGAAGAAATTTGACATAAAGGATGTTGTTTTTAAGCTGAAGCAATACGTTGGTATTTTGTCCGTATGCTGAGGAGTACTGGTCGATGTAAACATTTCCTGCTGAGTCGCATTTAAGCCAGGCTCTCAACCAGGAACTGTCTGCAGGTATATGAATAGTTGTATCCCGAATAGTTTCGCAGTACTCGGTATGAATACTGTCGTGGATTTGAATAGAAGGCGGAAACAAACGGTTGCACCTATCGCGGGTATAACACCCGGATAAAATTATCGATGCTGCACCCAGCAGTGCAATTAAAAATATGGCTTTAACGCCGGGATCCTGTTTTGAAAATAGTTTGATCAACCAGGAATCCTTACTGAAGAAAAGTGGTAGCATCGACGGCATGGTGAAACAAAACGTCTCGACGGTGATAACACCACAAAACAACATAATGGTAGCTGCTAAACCAATTATCAATCCGATCAGCGAAGTGATCCAATGGCAAAACAGCCTGTCTTTGATGTTTAGTAAAAGAGCTTTCATGCTGCAATTTTTATGGAGATACATTTTTTATAACGCAGTCCGTTAGTTACATTACGATTGTATTTTCGGTGCTTCAGGGCAACAATATATCCTTCACGGCCACCATCGTTGTTTGTGTTTCCCTCGATGGTTGTAAAGCCACCAGGATGAGTTTCTATACATATACCGGCATGTCCTGAATAAGTCGGTTTCCCATTCTCATAATCCTGCCAGATGATAATGCCACCGGTGAATGCCGAATCTGTTACGTAGAAGTATCCTGACGTATCTTTTAAAAAGTTAGCCAGGGTAGATTGAGAGTTGCCGGTGATGAGTTTCATAGCACGATCGTGAACCGGACCTGAAGGAATTGAAATGTCCCAAACAAGTTTTGCAAAGAACACGCACCAACTGTTGTATATTCTCCAGCCGTCATGTTCCATTGCACTCTGAAACATCTTATCTTTAAAACCGGAGTTGTTTGGAGTTTCTTCCTGGCCAATAAAAGACTTAGCGGTCATCAGTATAACTGCGATAACCGTAATTGCTATGCCACCTTTTTTAGCCGAAATTTTCATTTTTCTAAATCTTGTATTCTGCGTTCGTGATTCTCTAATTTATCGTCGTATTTTTCAAATTTACCATCAACATATTTTTCGCGGTCCCCGCAATGTTCTTTGATGTTTTTCTGGTTGACGGCCTGTTTTATTAGTATTCCGTTCAATTGACTAACATTTTTATTCAGGTCATCTACCCGGTCGACTAATTTGTTTGCCCATTCCCGCATCTGTTTTATGGCCCATTTTATGGCCCAAATCAATAATGCGAGTGCTGCTGTTATCACAATTCTGTACAACCAGATTTCCACGTCGATGTTTTTTTAAGGTAAAATAAGCCCGGATTCAACTCATGCCGTCTCCTCCGGGCTATCCTGCCGGGGTTTTATCTTACGTTTGTGGTACGAAATCAGAAACTAATGCGCCAAAGCCGGTCAGTTGTTTTGGCAAACAGATATGATACTGTTGGAAGCCTACCGTATTCTGACGATTTTCAGGATCAAGGCTGGCTATTCTATAAAACATATCCAAGGTACCGGTTGCCTGGAACGCACGAGGTGCGTAAAAGAAGAATGATGCGTTCTGATCAACATCGGGTTCGGCTGCCGCTCCCCATGCTTTTTTCTTTAATGCACCTGTTACGATCTTATAATTGGGCGTTAAATTGTACTGATACAAACTAAATCCCATTAAAGGCAATACCTTTCCTGTGGCTGTATCTCTGAATTGCTTCAGGAACATTTCGTCTTTTCTCAAAAGATCGTTGTAGTGTTGAGCGCAAAGAACAAGGATTCTCTGACCATCGTCCCCGGGGATCAAGAGTTCGTCCAGGCGCTCCTTAGCATCAATGATATCATTTAAGGTTAATCGCTTCCTTGCCTGTGGTCTGCCGTTATTATCACCGGTGGTTAATAAAATCGGCGTTTCATCCGTGGCATGATCAGGAGCCAGACTGTGTGCAGACTTTTTCGCTTCTTTGTCGATCAGGGCTAATCCGTGCTGCTCTATCACCGAACCATTCTTGTCATACGAAAGAGCATAAAGTTCGTCTTTAGATACTTTTGTATTTGTAGTGTCAAACTTATCAAGAGAAATCGAAATGTCCTCGTCGGTTCGTCCAAAGGTAGGTATAGGGTAAGTCGTGTTGTTGATCAATACTTCAGGATCCACGCCGACGTCTACCATGTGAATCGCATTATTGTTGACCAGTTCGTTTCTGGCGCCTATGGTCGACATCCAGGAAGTATCAGCTCTAAGCTTTTTAATAAGCTCTCCCGTCCAGTATTCCTCGAGAATTGAACCGGAACCTACCATAAGAGAACCTGCAGGAGCGCCGGGCAACAAACTTCCTATTGCCGTTATAATACCGCCTGTGATCGGATAACTAACTACAGCGCCTATTAAGGCGCCTCCGGAAAATGTCAGTGCTAAACAACACATGACCATGAGCAAACTTTTAAGTGTTTTCATTTTATTGTTTTGGGGTTTTGGTTACTGATTTGTTTTAGTTATCCCGGCAGTTTTAATATTGTGAATTATGTGGTTAATTTATTGACGGTTTGTAATCAATACCGTACTCTTTTTTGTAGATAGCAGCAAATTCAGCCGGATGTTCACTTTTGAATTTGTCATACTCTTCGCGTCCTTTGGCTAACAGGACCGGGTAAGTCAGTTCTTCGTTTCCAGCTTCAACTTTACCGCTTCCTGGTTTAACAAAATCGGTCGGTTTGAAATTCAACTGAATTCCCGAAACGATTTCTTTTGCTTCTTTTAAATCTTTTTTGGCCAGTGTAAGTAAACTTTCTCTTTTTTCAGCTTTCCATACTTTCTTTTCAATACAATCGTCTGTAAAGGCAATTGCCTGTTCTTCCTGTAATGCTAAAAGCACGGTTTTCTGGTTTTGGGTTTCTGCCATAATTGATTTTACGGCATCATGAATTTGATCTTCGGTTGCATCTTCGGGCATTCCGAGCAAAATAGATACTTTTTTCATTGAATTTGGGATTTGGTTTGTAGAAGTTTCTGTATTGGGTTTTAGCATCAATTGAATTGTTTCATGAAGCTGATCTTCCTTTATGAGTTCATGATTTCTGTTGTAAAGCGCCAGCGTATTGCAGTTGCTGCTGATAACCACAATGGACACTTCAAACAAAACTGACTTGGTAAGTGTGGGCCTGGTTTGTCCTGGCATCATCAAAGCGACATCTTCGCTCCATTCAACCGGCTCGAGACCGGCGGATACTGCCTTTAAAAAAC